ATTCTAATACCTCCAGTGTATTCATTATAGAAGTGTACATTGTGTGTATTTTGGTCAAAGGCTGCACCTTGCCACATTTCAAAAAATATTCTTTGTCTTAAAAACTTATCAGCATAAAAACTACAAGTGACTTCACGTGTATATGATTCACCTGTTACCACATCTCTTTGTGGTCCATAAGTTTTAAATTCTGTTGTGTTGAGTGCACGAGAAGGCATTTCAACATTAAAACAAAAACCTCTTAACCCTCTTTGTAATTGTCTTTCTTTTTGTAATTCACCAGCAATAGTTGATCTTGTTATTTCTTCTTCAAACAAAGCAGAGTTATCTACATCTGCACCTACTGCAACACCATTTGGTAATATGAAGTCAACTAAAAATCTATTTGGTCTAGCAAATCCTTCTCCTTCAGCAACTTGGGATATAAATCTACCTATTGTAGATTCTTTACTACCACCTTGTGTTTGTTTAAGTCTTTTATCGCCAAGTACATTATCGAGTGACCTATCTCTAGGTATACCTACTCGTATATCATAATTACCAATTCTTCTTCCACCTCTTAAAATCGCCATTAGTAAGGACTCCCTTTTTTAAATTGTTGCACTGGCAACATTACTGCCAACGCCGCCTCATCAAAATCAACTCTTAAAAAACTTGATCTAACGTGACCATACAAATATTTTTTAATTGTTGTTTTAGCAATACCTATGTTTTTAACTCCATCATAAGTCGCATCAATTCTTGTACTTTTACTCATTCCACCAGATGCAAATCTTTGTAATCTATCTAATAGACTAACTCTTTGTACTGGTCTTAAATAGTGAAAGTTTAAACCCATAAATCCACCTGATATTGTTTCTATTGGTAACACCAATGGAAATCTATCATAATAAGGTAATACTTGTTTATATTTAGGGTCATAGAAGAACATATTTAATCTTCCTCTACTAGGAATACCATTTAATTTGCCAGATGACATTAACTTTCTGGCAGTAATTCTATCGCCTAAATCGGCAACAATATTCTTATACCAGTTGGCACTCTTACGAATACCACCTTGTTTATCTTTTAGAGGGTCTAGTACGCTGATCGCCATACCAATATTTATAATAAAAAAGGCGCCCTTTCGAGCGCCCTTTCAAGTTTTATGAAGCGAGAGAGAATTACTCCTCTTCTGCTAATTTACTAAAGTAAGATAACGTATCGTCATCATCACTAGCAGAAGTCGAAGCGACTTCATTACTTTTCACACTACTTGCCTTTTGAGGTGGGAGGTCTACTTTATCAGCAGTAGTTGTGCTTCTTACACCCGTAATCGTCCTATTCAGTTTCTCTTTGAGTTCATCATAGGTCTTAAAATTACTAGGGTCTAGGAATGGTTTTAAAGCGTGTTGTTGTCCCCATATAGATTTGATTTTCTCATCATCTTCAGCAACTGGTGCAACAGCTTCAAACTCGGATTTATCATAGTTCCAATAACCATCAACTTTTCTAATCTTCAATTTGAAGTTAGCACCTTTCCAAAAGTCAAATGGATTTACTGGTTTCTCATCTTCAAACGCAGGTTGCATAGCCTCTGTAATCTTATCAAATATCTTTTTACCAAATTTGAATAAGAATACCTTACCTTCGTTCTCTGGATGCTTAGGATCTGATTGTATTAATATATTTGCGTAGTAAGATAATTTTCTTTTTCTCTTTCTAGCAATCTCTTTATCACTATCTAATCCTGTATTCCATAATCTAGTATTTTCTTCTGACACAGGATCTTTTTGACCTAGTGTTGTTAAAGAGTTTTCAATATACCAACCACCTACATCTTGGAATGCATGTGACCATACTCTTTGCCAAGGTAAATCTTCACCTTCTACTGCAGGTAAAAATCTAATGACAGCATAACCGTTACCAGTTTTATCTAACTCTGGTTTCCAAAATCTGTCGTCTTGGTATTTTGATTTGTTTTGATCTTTGTTCTCGGTGCCGAGATTTGCCTCGATGGCTTTTGTAAGTTTGTCAAAGTTACTTGACGATTGTTTTAACGCTTCGAAATCCATATTTTATCTCCTTTGTATTTTCGTATTCGTTGTATTTGTGTTACCTGTTTAATCGGTATCATTTTTATTTATAAGAGTTCTCACGTTCATTCACCCACTTTTTTAAGCTATCATTTTTAACTTTTTTATCATAGGTTGCTCTAGGTAAGGACCTCTTAATTCTGTACTGTTTATAACGTTCACACCACTCAATAATTTTATCTAACATTGTGTATATAAATTTATCAAACATATCACTTATTATATCACAGAATACCAAATTTGTCAAGTGTCTTTTGAAATGATATGTACTTTAAATTCTTAATAGAAGTCCACTCACTAATAGTTGAACTGACTGGTGTTTTACCACTATCACCATTCGGATTGACTTTATAAAATTGTATTTTAGGGTTCTCTATCATCAGAGTTTTCCATTGATTAATCCAGTTCACAGAGGGTATAGGTGACGCCTCTGGCAATCCATAGTGTTTTGTACCTTTGTACATATTGTTTAATTTAGTCGTATCACTTACCAAGTCGTGTCCTATCAAATACATCTCTGTTAAATCTTTTTCTCTTATTGTTGCCACTCGTCCACTTGATGCACCACACGCCCAACCTGGATCTCTTTTACCTTCAACTAAATCATCTAAATTGTTTGCCTTATCATTTTCACTTGTCCAACTAACATATGTTGTTGTGTGGTTTACATCTTTTTCAACTATCTCTTTTTTATTTCTGCTTGTTTTTAAAATGTTTACTTTACCAGCTAAATTTGAACCGTGAAATACAAACTCTTGTCTATCGCCTCTATCGTTTTCCATTTTATTTGATTGATACTTGTCTATAAGTTCCTTATCTTCATTTTTCATACTACCATAAACTAACATATGATACATTGTTCTTGGCACTCTAGTCCAGTTTCTAAACCAAGTTTCATTCTTTTCACAATAACCACTTTGATATATTTCGTGCATAACTCCGTGATCTACACCTACTAAAACATCTGGTGTAAAATCTCTATACAAAGCATTACAACCATAAATCTTTCCGTGTGGTCGTAATTTATTTAAATCTATTGGCGATCTACTTTCACCATTTCCAATACAGAATACTCTACTCGCCATCTTTCTTATCTCTAGTTACTAAATTCTTTGGTTTATCAATTGGCATACCACATCTATCAAACCATCTTCCATCTGCGTGATATACAAAATTTAAAGTTCCGTCATCTAATTTTATTGATCTCTTATCTATTTTACTATTATACTTTGTGCCATCTTTTTGTATCATATACACTTCACCAAAAATACGACTATAAATTCTATCAATGTATTTAAAAGTTCCGTCTTCCTGTTCTACTTTATTTGTTTCAGGTACAGTAGGTCTTACATTTTCAAAATCAATTATTTCTTCACTCATTTTCCAAATCCAAATCCAGGCGATATTAATTGTTTAGTAATAGATACAATAAATCTATGCTCTTTTATTTCTTTATTTTGTGTTGCTGAACAACCAACTGTCAATATGAAAATTAGTATTAATAGTTTATTCATTGTTTACAAATATTTCTTTCATAATTAATTTACATTCGGTTGCATTAAAATTTGTAAATGGTTTCATTCTGGTGATCGTAGATGCGATTTCAGGCCATACAAAAGTTTCTTTAATTTCCTTGTTCCAATTTTTGACAAACGATAAGAAGTGGTCAAACACGACTGCGGATTGTATCCCGATCTTTTTTTGAATAAGTAATTGTAAAAGTCTAGGGTGTTGTCCATTATTGCATACAAAACCATCATCAAACCGAAAGCCACGAGAGCGAAAGTCATTATCAATAGATACGCAATCGCTTCTAAAGTGGTACGTAAAGGCATCTTTACGTTTTTTATAAGCCAGATAGACTTCTCTACCATCATTCTGTAGAAGATTACCAATCCATCTCTTGCGATCTGCAAGAAAGTTAGCAATAAAGAAATCAAGTATATCAGTTTGTCCATATTTCGTACTCAACTTATGAAAGAAGTATCTATCCTTTCTCTTTGTAAAACTATCAAGTGATGCATTAACTTTTCCACCATACTTTATATAGTCGTATGTCTTTGATGTAAAATGTAATTTAACACCAATGTAAACTTTATATACATCAAATCCTCCATACATATTATACTGGCAATATCCCACCTTTTGGTGTATTTAACATTCTTAAATCTATTGCTTCTACTTTAATTTTTTCTTTTAATGATTTGGAAACTAATGATGATACTGTTCCAGGGTCTATATCGTTCTGTTCACAATACCATATGACGGCATCCATATAAGTTATTCTTTTTTCTTTTACTATACTTTCAATCTTCAAACTAAATTCTTTACTATTCATTATCACCTCTTTTTTTGGGTGGGTACTCACGCTAGCTTTCGCCACCACAGTTATAACTCTATTAATATATCATACCTAAACAAAAATGTCAAGTGTCTGTTCCTAATAAACCTTGATTCATTATCATATCAAATGTATGGAATATCATACACTTATATGGATCATTAGGTGATTCTGCCACTGCCAAAGTTTGGTGTTTATCGTTAATGTAATATGTGACGGCAAATACTATTTCACCATCTTCGTTGGCGTTCTCTTTACCAAAACTCACATTTATTGGTGTAAACTTTTTATCTACAATGTATCTATCAACATCAGCAGGTAATCCACACATCATTGGATACTGCATCATATATAGATTATATTTACTGGTTGTTTCAGCGTAACTAATAGTGGCACTTAATAGAGCCATTATTATTATTATTATTTTCATTAGGCCTCTCTACAATAAAACTTAGGCCACTTTTTTTACTAACTTGCTTGAGCTTTATCTTTGTTTTGTTCTTCATAATATTTATAAAACTCTTGTATCGCCTTTTCTAACATCGGCATATACTCTTTTTTATCTTTCACATATGAAGCAACAGTACCATCTTCGCCAGCAAGTAATATAACTATTTGTTCAATTGGTTTACCAAACAGTTCTTCGTACATTACTGCATAAGCAGTTGTTTGTAAAAAGTAGTTTTCAATCCAATCTTCTTTTCGTTCTTTGTTTGCTGTTTTGAAATCAATAACTGACAACTTACCATTGTATTCACCGATACAGTCAACTTGACCAGCGATTGTAAGTTTCTTACTGTACATAATTGTTTCTAAACAATGTATGTTATCAATTTGATCTATGTAAGGTCTTAATAGTTTAAATAATCCAAGTGGTAATACATCTCGTACAGATGGTGTATCGCCTTTTAGATATTGTTCTACAAGTAAGTGTGTTGCTTTACCTCTACGAGCAGCTCTATTCATTTCCCAATTGGCAACTTTCTCACCAATACTATCTCGCCACTTTTGTAAGCCTTCTTTTGATCTGATACCTAATACTGTAGTTACAGATGGATATGCTTTTCCGTCTATATCATAGAAACGAAATCCATCTACTTTTTTACCAACAGTTTTAGGAAGATTTGTTTTATCTAAATCTATAAATTTAAATTCTTTTTTTGCCATAATATTTCACCTTCATTTATTGTATCATTATAATATATCATAATATAGGACATTTGTCAACCCTTAAACGCCCTTTTTCGCATACATATTGTTAAGTTCGTCAGGCGTTCAGTATTCGTATGGTTCGTATGTTGTTTTACCAAACGTATTTCTATATGCTCTTAATAATTGTTTTCTATTACCTTCTTTTTTGTAAGATACGTGCACCCAACCAGAGTTTGGTTCATCTGGACCTTTCCAAAACTCCAAAATCATTTGGTCATAATCTAAATTTTCATTTATCCAGATCACTAGTTCTTGGTTTGATACTCCAAATATTTCAAAATCTGCTGCTTGACCCTTCGCATGCTGTGAATTTTTAGAAGAGCCAATAGCCTCACACAATTCTTCTGATCTATAACCTGAGCTCACTGATACTACTTTACCAAAATGTTCTCTCACTGGTTGTAGCACTTTTTCACATAACATTTTTAGGTTATTCATATGGTCTTCATTAGGATTATTATTAATCCCTTTTCTGTCAGCCGTTTGACTGGCGACCATTTCTTTTAAACTAAAGTTATTGCTTAGTTTCATTTAATTGTTCCTTTGCTTTTAATTTTTGTTTCTTTAACTCCTTGAGTTCATACCAAGTTGATGATGTTCTATCATTATTTCTTTGTTCTTCAATTACATTCACTTGTTTTTTCAATTCTTTATGATATTGTTTAAAATTCATAAATTATCCTCTCGTTAGTTTAAGTAACTTTTCTATTTGAGCCTTAATGATTGGACCTCTATTAGGCCAATGTATATAAGGTTCATCTGACTTGGAAAGATTGTACAAAAATGGCAGTACAATTTTCTCAATGTCTTTAAATCTTTGATTTACTTCTTCATCAGAAAGTTCCTTTGTTATCGTTTCCTTTTCGGATACAATCTGCATAACTTCGTTCATCATAGATTTAATATCTGATACATCTGATTTTACTTTTGAAAGTTCTAAATTTGAATCCTCTATTATTTTAGGATCAATGGCTGGTTGTGTTTCTGTTTCTGCAGGTTTAGATACTGGTGTTATACCCCAATCTTCATCAAGGTCAAACCCACGCATATAATCTGGTATATCGTCTGCCATTACTTTTTACCTCTTAATCTTCTTTTATTTTTTGATAATGCTTGTTGTGTTTTAATTTTCTTAATATCTTTTTTACCATATCGTTCAGCAAGAGCACTTTGTGGGTGTGCTTCAGCAATTCTACTTAAATTATCTTTCCAACCACTATCTTGCTTTATACTTCCTACACCACTAACAATATTTAGACCTTTAATAACCTGTGTAATGTGTTTGTTCTTATCCAAATACTCTTCCATTTCAGCAATTGACATCATATCGTCAAACTCTTTGCCTGTTTTTTTGTTCTTAAAGGTATAAATCGGCATTAATCTTGTATAGGTTTTAAAGGGTCTTGTTCAAAGTATTTTTTGATAACTTCTAA